GGATTGGAGAACACTGTTGGTTATTCTACATTAAATCAAGGTCTATCAACATCATTCATAGGTGACTATAGTTGGGGTCGATTACAACTAACAGATAGGCAAGTAGCACAAGCTTATACCATTAATACTACTAACGGTATCACTGGTATTAAGACTGGCCCACAGGTTAAGAGAAAGACGGCTCTTAAATCTGAGAATTATGTCGTCTAAATAAATAAAAAAAGTGTAATCAAAGTTCATGTCGGCAATCATAACTGATCAAATAAGAATATTAAATGCAAAAAACTTCGTTGCTGGTGTATCCACTTCGACTAACTCTTACTATGCTTTTGTAGGTTTACCAAACCCCACAAGTATCGTATCAACATGGGATTCTGCTCCTCCAGCACCTATTGATAGTTTCAATAATATGAATGATTATTATGATACTATGCTTGCTGTTAAGAGAATAACTGCTGCTGATGTAAAACAAATTGTTCCAAAGTTAAACTGGAGTTCTGGAACAACATATGATTATTATAGACATGATTACAGTATCTCTAATGCACCACCAAACTCTGGTGGAACATCATTATATACTGCAAACTTTTTTGTTGTTAATAGTGATTTTAGAGTTTATATTTGTTTACAGAATGGAACAACACCAGAAACACCTGATGGTAAACCATCTCTAGATGAACCAACATTTACTGATTTAGAACCAAGAAGTGCAGGTACATCTGGTGATGGATATATCTGGAAATACTTATATAGTATAAAACCAGCAGATTTAATTAAGTTTGATTCCACAGATTTCATGCCAGTTCCTTTAAATTGGGGAGATAATGCTGCAGATGCATCTATAAAAAATAACGCTGTAGATGGTGGAATCAAGATTGTTGTTGTTAAGAATAGAGGAACTGGTATAGGAACTGCTAACCAAACTTATACTAGAGTTCCGATTAAAGGTGATGGATTTAATGCAGAGTGCACCGTTGTTGTGAATAATGATGCTCAAATAGAAAGTGTTACGATATCTAATGAAGGATTTGGATACACTTATGGTAACGTTGATTTAGCTGCTGGATCAGTTCCAACACCTACATCTCCACCAACTCTTGACGTTATTATTCCACCACCAGGTGGCCATGGTTCAGATATTTACAGAGAGTTAGGTGCAACTAATGCTTTATTATATGCAAGAATTGAAAATGATGAGGAGAATCCAGATTTCATAACTGGAAACCAGATTGCTAGAATAGGTATCATAGAAAATCCTAAATCGTTTGGTTCTGACCAGTTACTTACATTAGATAAAGCAAGTGCTGCATATGGATTAAGATTAACAGGAACTGGATATAGTTCTGTAACATTTACTCCTGACAGTTTAATATCCCAAACAACTGGAACAGGTGTTACTGCCTATGGAAAAGTCATTGCATATGATCAAACAACAGGTGTTTTAAAGTATTGGCAGGATAGAACAATCGCTGGTTTTGTAACAGCAACTGGTTCTGTTTCAACCGCACAAACAGCAACTGCAGCGATTTATGGTTATAACACAACAAGATTTACTGCTGATCCAAGTTCTGGTGGTAATGTAACAATTGTTGGTGGTAGTTCTAATTTATCAATTAGCACAACATTTACAGGTCTTTCCACCTCAATAAATAATAGAACCTACTACCTTGGTCAAACATTTACTAAGGGAGTTTCTAACCCAGAAATTGACAAATATTCTGGAAATATGATTTATGTTGATCACAGACCATCAATTACAAGATCTTCCAACCAAAAAGAAGACATCAAAATAATATTACAGTTCTAATTAACTATGGCTCAGCAAACCAACCTTAACGTTTCACCATATTTTGATGATTTCGACCCGAATGATAATTATCATAAGGTTCTTTTCAAGCCTGGCTATCCCGTACAAGCAAGAGAATTAACAGGTCTTCAGTCTATATTACAAAATCAAATTGAAAAATTTGGTCAACATTTCTTTAAAGAAGGTGCAAAAGTAATACCAGGTAATACTGCGTATTCTTCTGAGTATTTTGCTGTTGAATTGAATAATAGTCACCTAGGAGTTCCTGTAGAATTTTATATTGATCAGTTAATTGATAGAAAAATAATTGGTGCTACAACTGGTGTAACTGCGATAATTAAACAGATTCTCATGTCTGAGAATAGTGAGAATGGAAACTTAACACTGTATATTTCATATATTTCTTCTGGTGTAGAGGATAGTAATATTAAGGTTTTTGCTGATGGTGAATTGTTAATTGCAGATAGTGATATTGTTTCAGGGCCTCAAAATAATGCTTTTATACCTTCAGGAGAAACATTTGCTTCATGTATTGCAAACAACGCAACATCAACAGCCGCATCTTTTTCAATATCTAATGGTGTTTATTTCATAAGAGGTAATTTTGTTTCTGTTCAAGATGAAACAATTCTTTTATCTCAGTATGAAAACAATCCTAGTGCTAGAATTGGTTTAAGAATTGAAGAGGATATAATCAATGCCGATGAAGATGAAACACTAGCAGATAACTCAAAAGGATTTAACAACTATGCAGCACCAGGTGCTGATCGTTTAAAAATATCTTGTAGTTTATTTGCTAAACCACTGGATGATTTTAATGATTCCAATTTTATTGAATTAGCAGTTATACAAGATGGTGTTCTAAGATCTCAGAAAAAGAATACAGAATATAGTTTTATTAGAGATGAACTAGCTCGTAGAACATTTGCGGAGTCTGGTGACTACATGGTTAGAAGTTTTGATGTCTCCATGAAAGACTCTTTAAATGATGGAGTTAAAAATGGTGGAATATATAACGAAGGTCAATTTACACAGGGTGGAACATTAGCATCTGATGATCTTGCTTTATATCAGGTTTCACCAGGTAAAGCATTTGTAAAAGGATATGAGGTTGAAACAATTAGTTCAACATATATTGATGCACCTAAACCAAGAACATCAAAAAGATTAGAAAGTCAAGGTGTTGCATATAAAACAGGAAATTCTGTTAGACTTAATAATGTATATGGTGCACCTCAAATAGGAATTGGAAATACATTTATTGTTAGTCTAAGAGATCAAAGACAGGGTAGTAATCAAATAAATGTAGGTGGTGAAGAGATTGGTGTTGCTAGAGTTTATGATTTTGCTCTAGAATCTGGATCTTATACTGCTGCTAACTCTGCTGTTAATGAGTGGGATACATCACTTTATGATATTCAATTATATTCTAAAATAACTTTAAACGAACCAGTCACACTTACAATACCAACTCAAATAAAAGGAAAGTATAGTGGTGCTACAGGATTCTTAGTTTCTGCAGTTTCTAATAGTACATCTTTACAAATTTATGAAAAAAGTGGAGAGTTTGTAACTAATGAACCATTTGAGATAAATGGAATATCAAATAATCGTGTTGCAACTGCTATAACATCTTTTGGTATGCAGGATGTAAAATCAATATATGGTGGCCCTTCTGCATCTATTGGGCCAGGTGTCGTTGGTGCAGCAAAAACATTTAATGGAGACGTAATACAAAGACCAGTTATTGATTTTGGTAATGCTCAATTTACTGCGAAAGATAATGCAACAGGTGTATGCACAGTTACTAGTGAAAGTTCATTATTTCCTGGCACATTAAAAGTTGGAAATATTCTATCATTTGGTGGATTAGGTAATAACGTTCCATCATTTGCAAGAATAACAGAAGTTAATACAAATGATGTTAAAGTCACTGGTGTTACTACAGTTACTGGTGTTGCAAGTGGTGCTATTCCAACATCTTCTACACAAGTTTCGAGTTTAAAACTTCAAACATCGCCATTAGAGAGATCTACTGAAAGTAAGTTATATGCGTTAATGCCAAAGGCATTTATTTCAGATGTTGATCTTACAAACTCATCATTGACAATTAGAAAAGAATTTACTGTTGATGTGGCAATTAATCCAAATACAGGATTAGGTCAACTTACCTCTGCACTCGCTGCAGGAACAAACGAATCTTTCTTACCATTTGACGAAGAGAGATATGTCTTTATGAGATCTGATGGAACAACTGTTGCCTTAAGAGATGACATGTTTACCTTTACCACAGGTAACACAGTATTGCAAATAGAAGGATTAGGTGCAGCAACAACTGGGTGCACATTAATCGCAACTCTTACGAAATCTAAGCCATCTGCAAAAATAAAAAGATTAAATCGTGTAAATGCTACTGTCGTTAATTATTCAAAAGATAGTGCTTCTGGTATTGGTGCAACAACTCTAAACGATGGTCTAACATCAGGAAACTTCCCTATTGGAACTAGAGTTCAAGATAATAAAATATCATTAAATGAGGCAGATATTATTGGTATTCATGGTATCTTTGAATCCACTGATACTTCAGAGGCCTCTGCACCTAAGATGACTTTAACATCTTTAAATGGCCCATCAGGTAAAACAACTGATTTAGTTATTGGTGAGCAATTTACAGGGCAAAATAGTGGTGCTGTGGCAATAGTTGCTGAGTCTTTGACAGATTCCCAAATTACATACATCACTCTTAATGAAACTGCGTTTGAAGAGGGTGAAGTTGTAGTATTTAAAGAAACAACTGTTCAAGGTTTAATCACAACGTTAGATAATCCTAGTAAAAACATATCAGCAAATTATACATTTACTAATGGCCAGAGAAGCACTTTCTATGACTATGGTTTTATTACCAGAAGATCAAACGCAAAAGCACCTAAGAAACAACTAAAAATATATTTTAAAAATGGTTTTTATGAAACTACTGATGAAGGTGATATAACAGTTAAAAACTCTTATGATAGTTTTAACTATAGTAAAGAAATTCCCATGATTAATGGTGAATATGTAACTGACACCATTGACATAAGACCAAAAGTTTCTAGTTATACTGTTGCTGAAAATGTAAGATCACCTTTTGAATTTAAGGGTAGAGTATTTACAGCATCTGGAAGTTCTGCTGCAAATATATTGGCATCAGACGAAACTATTACTGTTGATTTTTCACACTTTGTTGGAAGAATTGATAGAATTTTCTTAGATAAAACTGGTAGATTCCAAATTAAATATGGTGATCCTTCAGAAAAAAGAGAAAGACCAACTGGAGTTGATGATGCTATAGAAATAGCAAGTATTCTTTTACCTCCATTCTTATTCTCACCTAAACAAGCAAGCATTGATTTCTTAAAATATAAAAGATATAGAATGCAAGATATTAAAGAGCTTGAAGATAGAATTAAAAATCTTGAATATTATACATCATTGTCTATGTTAGAAACTCAGACATCAAATTTATTTGTTGCTGATGCTGATGGATTAAATAAATTTAAATCTGGTTTCTTTGTTGATAATTTTACAAGTCTTAAACCACAGGAAACACAAGGATTTAAAGTAAAATGTAGTTTGGATCCTGCTCATAATGAACTAAGACCACAACATTATTGCACCTCAATAGATCTAATGCCAGGCCCTGTTGAAGGCATTGCTGCAGGAACTGATCGTGCCTTTCTTGCTGCTGAAGGAACAAATATAAGAAAAACTGAAGATGTTGTTACTCTTGATTATACCGAAACTGAATGGTTGAGTCAGCAGTTTGCAACTAGAACAGAAAGTGTTACACCATTCTTGGTTAGTTTCTGGCAAGCAACTGTTAAACTAGCACCATCAACAGATACATGGACAGACACTGCTAGACTCGATGCAAAGATAATTCAACAGGAAGGAAACTTTGCGGGTATTATGGCACAGGCAATGAACGAGTTTGGTGTTGATCCACAGACTGGAATGGCTCCTATACAATGGAATTCTTGGGAAACAAACTGGAGTGGTCAAGACTTTTCAGAACGCAAAGTTAGAAGAACAGAATCAAGCACAGTAACTGAAGAGGAAATTATAAAAGCAGGTTGGATTAATGGTGGATCTGGTGTTAACCATTCACAAGATGTTACCACAACAAAAACAACAACTTTTGAAGATACTATTCGTGACACATTTAGAATTGATAATCAAACTAGAAATGGAACTAGAAAGGTTGTTACTGAACAGTTTGATAATGAATCTTTAGGAGATAGAGTTGTAAGTCGTGACGTAATCATGACAATGCGTTCTAGAAACGTGGAGTTTAGAGTCACTAAATGTAAACCACTTACACAGTTATATGGATTCTTTGATGGTGTTGCAGTTACCAAATATTGTACTCCTAAGTTAACAGAAATTACCATGCAATCTGGAACTTTCCAAGTTGGTGAGACTGTTATTGGAAAAATGCCAGGATCTGGTGTTGTTGCAGAAGGAACTGATGTTCCTGCTATTAGATTCAGAGTAGCACAATCAAATCATAGAGCAGGCCCATATAATGCTCCTACAGAAGTTTTCCAAAAAAATCCTTATATATCTCAAGTTGGTGCTACTGGTCTAGAAACATTCTTAGGAACACCAGGTACTGTTCAACTTGCATCTGCTAGTGGTGGTGCTACAGATATGCCAGCAACATACTCTGCTACATCAACAATATTAAACGTTGATACTAAATCAATGAGTGATCAAGCTCAGGGAGATTTCTATGGATATATTAACACTGGAATGGAACTTAGAGGTTCGACAAGTGGTGCTACAGCAGTTGTATCAAATATGAGATTGATTTCTGATCTTGGTGCTAATTTGATTGGTAGTTTTTATATTCCAAATCCAAATACTGGTAATCATCCAAAATTTGAAACAGGAACGAAGACATTTACTGTAATTGATAATACTACTAATGATCAGGAAAACACAGACACATTTGGTGAAGATAATTACACTGCTGCTGGAACTTTAGAAACTGTTCAAGAAAATATTATTTCTACTAGGAATGCGATCATTCAAACAAGACCTACTAAAGATGAGAGGCAAACTAGAACACTAACAGGTTCTACTGTTATGAAGACAGAGGCGATTAGCACAGCGTCTGTAGAAACTGGAAGAAGAGATCGTTGGTATGATCCATTAGCACAATCATTCCAAGTTACAGAAGGTGGTGGTATCTTTATTACAAGTTGCGATATTTATTTCCAGACTAAGGATGACATGGATATTCCTATGACATTCCAAATTAGAACAATGGAAGGTGGAACTCCAACACAAAAAGTTTTACCATTCTCTGAAATAATTAAAGCTCCTGATCAAATTAATGTTTCTACAAATGGAACTGTAGCAACTAGATTTACATTTGAATCTCCTGTTTATCTTGAAGGAGATAATACAGAATATGCAATATGTCTAGCATCATGGTCAACTAAGTATAAAGTATTCATATCAAGGATTGGAGAATCTGATTTATTAACTGACGAATTTATTTCACAACAACCATATCTGGGATCATTATTTAAATCACAAAATGCTTCTACATGGGAACCAAGCCAATGGGAAGATCTTAAGTTTGTAATTAATAAAGCAGTGTTTGAGACCAGTGGAACTTTTGAGATTTACAATCCCATTTTATCTGAGGGTAATAATCAAGTTGCAAAATTAATGCCGAATTCATTTAATATTAACTCCAAGAGAGTTAGACTTGGTATTGGTCAGTCATTAGGAGATACTGTTCTTACATTAGGTAACACAATCAATCAATTATCATTTAGTGATGGTGATAGTGATTATAGTGCTGCGTCAAATGCTTCTGGTGATTTTGTCGGTAGTGCTGGTATTGGAACGGGCAATATGGGTATTGTTAATGCTGGTTTGGGATATACACCAGCATCTGGAACATTTGATTTTGTAGGAGTTGGTCTTACTAATATAACTGCTGGTGGTGATTTCATGACCGCAGATATAAGAGTTACTGATGGTGTTGTGGCCATAGCGACCATTAGATCATCTGGTAGCGGATTCCAACAAG